GGTGTATTTCTCACCACCTGCAACACGAACATAAGATCCAAATGGACCACTGACTGTGGCACCTGCTTCCAGGCGTGTGCTCAATGCATTTGTACCTGTTGTTTGTGCATTTGCAATTGACAAGTCACCAGCAAAGCCGGTGAACTCTTTCTTGACAGCCAAAACATATTGTTGTTGAGAAGCAGCACGAATGTTGTCAATGTGCTGGCTTTCGACGGTCAAGCTGTCAGCAGCAAACGCAGTACCTGTGATGGCCAAAGCCAAGATTGCGAAGATTTTCTTCATTAAATTTTTCCTTTTAAAAGTTAGAATGACATTAGTCAATCAGTATTATATATGCGTGTTTATACTAAGTCAACTGAAAATCACTGTCAAAATAGCCGTTTTGTGTCAGTTGACCGGGACCACAACCGGAATTGGTGCAATCGCTGGATTGCTAGGAATCTGGGCGGCATTGTACAATCTGGCAGGAGCAAGAACAGATGTATTTTGCCCTTCGCGCATGGCTCCCACAATGGCTTGGCCCCCGAGTATGGTGGTATCAGCAATGTTGTTCAAAAACTCTGCGGCATCATTGTTGGCAGTGAGCAATCCGTATTGTGGTAAGTTTTGCACAAATCCATACACACTTGTTTTGTCTCCAGATTGCAGATTGAAATAATCAATTCCAGTCTGTGATGTGTACTTGGTCGATAGATCCATCAAGTTGGCCATGTAGGTCCAGGCAGTATTGAGAGTGGTCACATATGGACTGGCACTCAGGGCAGAAATGGCTGCATTGGCCGCAGTGATTTGAGTTTGCATGGCCGCATCGCTGGCAGCAGATAACATGGCCACGTAGGCAGCATTCAATGTGGCCAAACTTCCAGCAGTTTGTAGACTGTTGATTGCCGAGGTGGCTGTGTTCAATCTTGTGACAAAGTCATTGTAGTCTATGGCCAAGCCCACAACATCATATGTGGTAATTGTTCCGTCAGGGCCGGTGCCAGTGGCAATGCTGTTGGAAAAGTATGTTGGCACACTGGAATCAACTGCTGTGGTCTGTGCTTGAATCAGCGGCAACCCAGTCATGGTGCTGAGCCCGCCCAGTGTGGTTGGTGTCCAATATGCGGTGTTGTTGATATTTGTGCCTGCAGGAACATCTTGAACAGCACGATAGTAAGTGGGCACAGGTGCTCCATTAGCAACCACAGCATTGGCCAAATATGGTTGTGTCACTGTCCATGGAGTGCTGACATTGCCGACCACAGCATTGGCCAAGGCAGGTAAAGTGGTATTTGGTATGTTGTTTATTTGTTGAAACGAAACTTGAATTGCTTTGTTGGCCACAGCATCTGCTGGCGGGATAACTTTGCCCAGTTCGTCACACCCTGAAGCTGTTGGCAGGTACGAGTTGACCACTGGTTGTACATTGGAATTGACTGCGCCAGTGGAATTGAAAATAGGTATGGGACCATTGGGGCTGGGTGTTTGCAAGGATGTGTAACTTAATGGAAAAGTTTTTACAGGACTCAGCAGGTCACCGAGATGGTTGATGTTGGCAGTGGTAACGCCTAATATATCCAGTATCTGTTGCAGGGCATCGCCGCTGACAAAGTCCAGGGCGTTGTATGCCAGCAGTTGCAAACGGTCAAACTCATTGTCTGACAGTCCATTGGGTCTGTTTAGACCTGCTCGGTTGTCGTTGATCAAATTGGCAATGTCAGTTGTGGTTAGTCCCCCACTGAGCAAGGCTGCTTGTATCTCAGGAGTGGCTTGGCCACGTAGACCGGCAAGATTGGATATTTGTTGCAACAGCCCAGCCGGCGTGCCGTACAGGTCCAATTTGCCCATGTTCCACAAATTGCCTTGATTGGCCAGGTCGATTCCAAAATTGTCAAGGTTGGTGCTCATGCTGGCAACACCGGCTGTGACCAGATCACTCATGTTGGTAAACGTTGGCCCAAGATATTGATTGGCATTGACTGCACTGTTGATATGATTATTGGTTCCGGCAATGTAGTTTTGTACTGCCATGAATCCTTGTGAGAACTTGCCGTAATCTCCGTCGCCAAGATAAGACGATGCAGTTTGTGTGATCAATGTTGAAAATCCCAGGCGGCTTAGATTTGAGTCACTTGCGCTGCTGTACAGATATGTTGCCAACAAATTGCTGTATGTGCCAATTGGGCTGGTCGGAATACTGTTTCCCAGCGCCGGACATGTTGTGGATCCAATGCTCAACAACAGATCCAGTGTGGTGCTTGTTGCAAACGGTCGAGCTTTGTAATAGGCCAAGGCCGCACTGAAATTAACAAACAGTGTGGTTGCATTTATGTTGGCCACAGCCGTGGTCAGTGATGCAGGAATTGATTTCAGCCCAGTGTTTTGCAACATGGCAGCAACCACAGTCAACTGTAGTGGACTCAAGATGCTGGGCATCAGGCCGCAACCCTGACATTGTCACTGCCACCTGCACGAGTATGACCGCATGTGTCTGCTACACCTGTATAATCTACTGGTATGCCGCCGGCTCGGACTGAACCCGAACCTCCACTCACCGAAGCTGTACAATGTATAGGTGGTGCTTTGCGTTGCCCACAAGGAGGGTGAGGAGTGACCGAATCACCCAGTACTGATATAGGCTTGCCGTTCACACGCACAGAGGCAATGCCGCCTTGGACCACTCCGCCCACATCGTTCGCATCGCCCACTCGTTGTACTGCTGGCATTTTATCCCACCAAGATTTTCTTTTCTGGTACCTTGATACCGGTTGTTGCTTCAATGTATTTCATACGCACATTATCGTCCGTCAATGAATGAATGGCAACACAGCTCATATTTAGTCGGGGGTTTGAGTCTGGGTCTGCGGTAAACATGCTGGGGACCAGGCCCATGCCCTGCGGTCCAGGTGCTACACTCACAGGGTCTTGCAAGATAGCATAGCCCGAATCTAGTTCTATAACTTTGGCAATCATTTCTTCGCCAGAATTCAATTTGAATGTGTAAACTTTTCCTACTTGCATTATTTGCTTTCTGTTAATTTTGCTTTGAGTTCAGTGAACCCGCCCACCAGTTCTCCATCGAGAAAAACTTGTGGCACTGTGCGAGCATTTGGTACTGCTTCTAATAGTTGTTCACGTGTCCAATCTTGGCTCACGTTGCGTTCTTCGAATTCAATGTTTTGCGATTCTAACAACGATTTGGCTTGGGTGCAATAGGGACAAAAGTCCTTGCTCCATACAATTGCTTTCATTTTATTTTCCTTTTGGTAAGTGTTCATGCATTGTTCGGCGGCCCAAATCCTCAAAAATCAGTTAAAGGTTGGTCCCTTATTAAAGCTCAGGAAGTTGATCATAATCAACTTCTCCGTCAAGAACACCAATAACATAGTTAGTTGATTCGTTCTCTTGCAGGGCAGTTTGTTTCTTGCTGGTGTCCACGTGTTTGTTGAACCAAGGAATAGGTGTGCTTCGAGGAGCAGAGGCCTGATACTTGATACCAATTTCTTTCAGCGCACCTGCCGCAGTATAATCCACAAAATCTCGTAGAATGGCAGCATTCAATCCAATCACTGGACCGTGCTTGAACAAGTAGTCAGCCCAGGCTTTTTCTTCACGGATCACATCCAGATACATTTGATACACTTCGGCTTCACATTCCGCCTTGGCGACTGCAAAACGTGGATCTTCTTTGACCACTTGATTGATCAACCAACCAGTCCATTCTTTGTGCAACAGCTCGTCCTGCAGAATCAACTGAATAATGTTGCCATTGCCAATGAAGATCTTGTTCTCTACCATGGCTAGGCTTGTGGCAAAACTCACCATGAAGCGGAATGCTTCGAGGGCGTAACTAGCATTAAGAGCCAACCAAATAGCCTTGATGTGGTAATCTGGTTCAACATACAAACCAGATTCTATATTACAGTTGGCAACATGTAACTTGTCATAATAGTTGCCCACACTTGACGCCATGTCTACAATTTCTTCAGTGTCATGTATGGTATTGAACACATCCTTGGGCACGTTGTAGATGTTGCGAATGATGTGACTGTAACTGCGTGAGTGAATGTTTGTTTCAAAGAATGTCCAGTTGTAGACCAAGGCTTCCAGCTCAGGAATTGATACCACAGGTGTAAAAATTTGACTGGGTCCACGGCCTTGCAAACTGTCCAGTGCTGTTTGGCGCAGCAAGTTACTGGTAAAGATATGCTTGACAGTGTCTGAGGCATCTTTGAAATCCTGTGCGTCTTTGGTCAGGGAGATTTCTTCTGGTACCCAAAAGAACCCACGTGCTTCTTGCTCGTATTTGACAATCTTGTTGTATTTGACTTCTTCAAAACGTTGAATTGTCACAGGACCTGCAGGGTCCAAGAACATCTTTCTATTGAGGTAATCAGTTTTTGTTTTTAAATTGTATTGTTGTTTGCTCATAGTATTACCAGTGTCTAATTGTGTTGGCTATGATAAAGCCACAGGTCACAACATGTATTATAACCCAAAAAGTTTTAAAGAACAAGGCTATTCGGGCTTCTCGCAAAGTGAGTATTGGCACATCCGGACGGTCATGATCTGACTTGCCCATCACATGCCCTGTAGCTCGGGCCCATATTCGTTCAAAACTGTTCATAACTTGCAGGCCTCACAATCTTCACTGTCGAGATCAAAGTCAATGATTTCAAGTGGGGCCACTTCGTCTACTTGTTTGCTACCTGCTTTGTTGATCAGGCTGTAGTAGAATGTTTTCAATCCCCAGTGATGTGCTTGCATCAAGTTCCGGGCGATCAGTGTGGTAGGAACTTTGCGATCTGGGAAGTGTGCTGGATTATAAAATGTGTTGGTCGAAATTGATTGATCAACATAAGCTGCCAACACAGCCGCAGTCTTGAGATAACCGTCACAGTTTTTTTGTGCCCACATCATTTGATATTTGTTTTTTAACTTGTGATACTCAGGCACAACTTGTGTGAGGCTACCTGCTTTGGATTCCTTGACTGAGATAAGACTCATGGGCATTTCAATGCCATTGGTCGAGTTGATTACCACGCTGCTGGACTCCACAGGAGCAATGGCCATCAAGGTGGCATTGCGTACACCATAGGCTCGCATGAGTCCACGCAATGCTTCCCAGTTCAATTCAGGAGTGAAATCTGTGAGTTCGTTCACGCCC